CGCACCGCCTGTCGCAGCAAAAATGCCGGTAGGCTTGCCCTTACCGTCACCGATGAGGAACGCTTCCTCTTCCTTTGTGCCGATTCTTCTTGCAAATTCCTTTGCAATGTAGGAAGGCAGGTCGAAAACAGAATCATTAAGAAGTTCCTCAGAAATCTTAATAGCAGTGCCGACCTTGTAAGCGGAGAGAGCAATCTGTCCGAAAGCGTCATCGGAGAGTGTATAAGCCTCTTCCTCCTCCATCCACGTTGCTTCGCCCTTCTGCGTAATAACGGGGATTTTACGGTCTCCACTTGATGTCTGAATCTTGGTAGCGAGTGGACGGAATACGTTTTCCTCCTCAAGTGCAGAAATGAGCTTCTTTTCGAACTCATCTGGCACAAGAAAGCCGCCCTCAGTATCTGTGCCGACCTGTAAATCATTTCTGACATCAATCCAGTTGCGGTTGCGGATATTATTCCAGAATGCAGCTGTGTATTCCGCAGATGCAGTGCCGGTCTTGGTCTGATTGTCGGGCGTTGCAGGAGTACCAAGAATCGGCTGTGATGTGGGCTTTCTCATCTCTGCGTCAATCTGTTCCTGCCGTTCCAAACGCTTGATTTCCTTGCCGAGGTTCACGACCTCGGCTTCCAGTGCGTCATAGGTTTTGCTGTCCTCCTCGGAAAGCACACCGCTTGCATTTCTCTTATTGTCGAGGAAATCACGAGCCGTGTCCCATGCCTTGGCTCTCTTTTTTCTCAGTTCCTGAATAGTCATATTATCATGCCTCCTAAAATTAATACTTTAAAAGTTCCAGTCTCTTATCGAGCTGGGCGATTGGTGTACCTGTTTGCGTTGCAGAAACCTTCTGCATAAAAGAAGCCGCTGTGCGGGCAGGTGTGTAGCTGAAGCTTACCATGTCCTTCGGCGGCTTTTTCTCTTTTTTATCGGGGTCATCCTCGTCATCATCTTCCTCATCGGGTGCTTCTTCAGAGGATTCCTCTTCTGTAGATTCTTCCTCTTCCTCTTCCGGTTCAGCCTGCGGCATCTTTTCCTTTGCAAACAGAATGCCGTCCACAAAGCCAAGCTGTAACGCCTTTTTCGCATTCAGCCAAGTCTCTTCCGACATCATTTTTGCAATTTTTGAACGGCTGAGATGGCATTTCTGCTCGTAGGCGTTGATGATGGATTCCTTGACCTCTTCGAGGATTTTGATTGCTTTTTCCATATCTGCCTTATTTCCGGAAGCAAAACACGCCGGATCATGCACCATGAGCATTCCGGTAGGACTGATAAATGTTTCATCACCTGACATTGCTACCACGGATGCAGCGGATGCGGCAAGTGCATCGATTTTCACTGTGATTTTGCCCTTATGGTTGCGAAGCATCGTGTAAATCTGACTCGCAGCAAACACGTCTCCGCCCGGGGAGCAGATCCAAACAGTCAAATCTCCGGGGTGCTGCTCCAGTTCCGATTTGAAGAGTCCGGGAGTGATTTCATCTCCGAGCCATGTTTCAGCACTGATAGGTCCCTCAAAATACAGTTCTGTTGCTCCTGTATCCTCGTTTTTCATCCAATTCCAGAATTTTTTCATTCTGCGTTATTCTCCTTTTTCTCGATATTTTTTGCATAAGCAGCCCCTGCCGACGAAAGGGGTGTCATACTGCCGTTAACCATGTAGGTAAAGCCTCCTTTTTCTGCGGGAATGAGGTTCATATCTTCAAGCTCTCTTACATCATTAGGACATAAGAAACCATTCTGAATACCAACACTGTAGCCCTGCATTCTGCTGGCATAGTCACCTCTGAGAAGTCCATCAACATTAAATTTGATAAAATACTTTCCTTTATCCAAATCCGACAGCAGAGCTTTCATCAGCGACTGCTCCCATCTCACAAGCCACGGTGACAGCGTATACATCACAAATTCCAGAGACATTTGTTCTATATTCGAAAACGTGGCGTGGTCAAGGTCGCCAATCATGTGAAGCGGTACTCTGTATAAACGGGCAATTTCCTCAATCTGAAACTTTCTGGTTTCAAGAAATTGTGCCTCGTTATTTGGAATAGAGATTGGCGTGTACTTCATTCCTTCTTCAAGCACACAAGTGCGGTGTGCATTTGAACCGGAATAAGCTCTCTGCCACGCTTCACGAACACGCTCCGGATTTTTGATTACTCCAGGATGTTCAAGCACAGCTGATGGTGAAGCACCATTTGCAAAGAAGGACGCCCCATAATCCTCGCAGGCAAGGGAAATGCCGATTGCATTTTTCGCCATGGCGATAGGAGAGTATCCCACCAATCCGTCAAAGCCAAGCCCAGGGATATGCAGAACCTGTTCCGCACGGAGCGTGATGTCGCCCTGTTCCTTGATATGAGGATTCGCCTCATCATATCGACTGTAAATGTAGATGAGATTGTTATGCTCATCACGGTCAACCTTTATTTTGTCAGGCATCAGAGGATATAGCCCCACCACATCACCACGTCCGTTGCGGATAATCTGTGCATAAGCATTGCCGTAAATCAGCAGGTGGGACATCAGCGTTTCACGGAAGATGAACGATGTCATTTCGGGGTTTGGCTGGTCATGGAGTAAAAAGTAAAGCGGGTGCATCGGCACTCGCTCTTTTCCGTTTTCGGTATATTGATATAAATGAAGTGGCAGCTGTGCGATAGCCTCCGACAGCACTCTTACGCAGGCATACACAACGGTATGCTGCATGGCACTGCGGTCATCCACACGCTTGCCGCTGTGCACTCGTCCGAAAAAGTAGGTGTAGGATGGGCTGTCGTAGCTGTTGGTAGGAGTGTCCCTTGAGTGGAACAGACGGCTGAAAATATTCATTGGAAATGCTCCTTTCAGAGGGTTGTTTTTTCGGGGCGGATGTGGTATAATGATAAAAAACTTAAATAGGGTGTGTTGATATGTCAACTCTTTATTTTGACCATAATATATATATTTATAGTCTTTCGAACGAAGAACTGTGTTCAAAACTTAAAGGATTGAACAAAGAGAAGTATATCTGTATTTATAGTCCTGCGCATATAGAAGAAATTTTCAAAGCTTCTTCAAAGAATGAGTCTTATGAGCCACGAAAGAATTTATTATCTATCATTAGTACGGTGACTTCTAACAAAGTAGCACTTCCGCAAAGTCCTCCAAATAAAGCAATTGAAATCAAAACTGAAAGTCCTTATATTTGTTATCGTAGAGTTGCTCAATTTGATACGACAAACAGGGTAGAAAGTGATAGTGTTGCAAAATTGAAAGTTGATCAGATGCATTATAAACCTTTAATGGAAGAAGATAAACATTATCGTAACATTTCTAACATATCACCCCTTGAAATTTTCGACCAGGATTTAGTTAAATCAAAAATTGATGAATTAAATCGAAACATTAAGAATGAAATTTGTAAATATAATTTCGAAAATATAATATTTTCTTTAATAGGAGTGCATAAAAATTTACCTGATGATTTTCGCTTTGAAAAGAATAGATATGATTTAATGATTAATGATCATACTCAGCTTGAATATACGATTGAAGTATTATTCCGCATATTGAATTACTGCGGTTATAATGCTGAAAAGAAGGAAAAAACAGCAATCTCTGGCACACATGATGTATCTCACGCTATATACGCAACGGCAGCGGATTACTTATTTACATCCGATAGGCATTTTGCATTTAAATGTGAAGCAGTGTATAATTATTTAGGCATTAAAACAAAAATAATATACTGCAATGTTCCTGACATTATCAGAAAAATTGAAGATATAGATAATGAACAATAATTTTATCTACAACACCAGCATCTCCCTCTCATCATAAACACTCACCCCAGAATTACCAAGTCCACAGCGAATCGCACGGTCAAGTGCCATAATCAGGGCAACTGCACCGTCAATCTTCTCTGTGGATTTTTCCTTATCGGGCTTGATATTTCCGGCAGGGTCACGCTTAATGAAAATATTATCCATCATCCACCGTAGCACAGGATGATCGCCGTGAGCAATTTTCTTTTCAAGGGTGAGTTTCATTAGTTCTTTGGTTGGTGGACTCATATCCTTGTAGCCCTGCCCGAACTGCACAAGAGTAAATCCAAGTTCCTCCAAATTCTGCGACATCTGCACCGCACCCCATCTATCAAAAGCAATCTCTTTGATGTGGAATTTCTGTCCCAGTTCATCAATGAAGTTTTCGATAAAACCATAGTGGACAACATTGCCCTCAGTAGTTTTCAGATAACCTTGCCGTTCCCATACATCATAGGGAACGTGGTCACGTCTTACACGAAGTGGCAATGTTTCTTCCGGCAACCAGAAGTAAGGCAAAATGTAATAGTGTTCATCTTCTTCCGTTGGTGGAAAGACAAGCACGAAAGCCGTAATATCTGTTGTACTGGAAAGGTCAAGCCCACCGTAGCAGATACGACCTGCAAGCATCTCTTCATCAAAAGCAATCTTGCATTTATCCCATTTATCCATCGGCATCCAGCGGACAGCCTGCTTTACCCACTGATTCAGTCGCAACTGACGGAAGGCGTTTTCTTCTCCCGGCGTTTCCTTTGCGGAATTGCAAGCAGCCACAACCTTGTCCATGCTGATGGTCTTGTCAAGGCTTGGGTTCGCCTTTTTCCAGACCTTCGGGTCAGTCCAGTCATCGGACTGCTCCGCACCATAAATGACAGGGTAGAAGGTAGGGTCGTGCTTTCTGCCTTCCAGAATATCCTTTGCCTTGGAATGTACCTCATAGCAGATGCTGTTGGTGTCCGTTCCTGCCGTGGTGATGAGAAAATACAATGGCTGCATACGGGCATCGCCGGAACCCTTTGTCATGACATCAAACAATTTTCGGTTCGACTGGGTATGCAATTCATCAAAGACAACTCCGTGAATGTTAAAGCCATGTTTGGAATAGGCTTCTGCCGAAAGCACCTGATAGAAGCTGTTGGTCGGGATGTACACGATACGCTTTTGTGAGGTCAGAATTTTCACTCGTTTGGAAAGGGCAGGACACATTCGCACCATATCCGCTGCTACGTCAAATACAATTGCAGCCTGTTGCCGGTCGGCAGCACAGCCATACACCTCCGCACGTTCTTCACCGTCACCGCAGGTGAGGAGTAATGCAACGGCAGCAGCAAGTTCTGATTTGCCGTTTTTCTTCGGCACTTCAATGTATGCCGTGTTAAATTGCCGATAGCCATTCGGTTTCAGAATACCGAACAAATCACGGATAATCTGCTCCTGCCAATCCAGCAATTCAAAGCTTTTTCCTGCCCATGTGCCTTTGGTATGACACAAGCACTGAATAAAATTGACGGCATAGTCTGCCGCCTTTTTGTTGTATGCGGAATCTTCCACCATGAATTTCGTCGGCGTATATTTCATCATCGGTTCACCGCCTTCCATAGGATATGAAAAAAGGCCTGCACAAGCAGACCTTGAAATATATTTGAAGCCCCCATGGAGCGATTTTTTAATCGGAGACCCATCTCCACGATACCCATATTACCATAGAAAAGCAACGAATTCAAGCGGTTTTGGGATAATATAGTACACAAAGATGGGCGGCATAATTTGTGTACATTATGCCGTCATATGAACGAGCAACAGCCTCGCAGGGCTGCTGTTTTTTAATTGTAGTCCCTTATCAGAATCGCCAATGCCATCTCCGTGTCGCTGTCGATTGCCTTGGTGTCCTCGCCACGGTCGTAGTTGTAAACCACCATGCCGTTTCGCTTGAGGGTAAGCTTGCTGATTCTGCCGTTCCCGATTCCGTAGTGGCTCGGCTCATCGTAGTGCTTCACCCAATAATGGAATACGCTGTTTCCGACTTTAATTGTACCTTCTGACCACATTTTCTTATGCTCCTTTTTCGAATTTCCCGAAGGCTACGTGCCTTTCGGTAGTATGTATGTTACCGCATTATCGGAGGATAGTCAACGGTATTTGGAATAATAAATGTGACAAATATCAGTGCAGAAAATTGTGTATTATGCGATGCTCGCACTTGCCCCAGAATCGCCCACAAGCCACCGTTTTCGGCATTGCGTTGTTTGTTGCAGCTCGGCTGAAATGCCCCACAAAGGCAACGTGGGCGAAGGTAGGAGCCTTTCGGCTCCGCCCTCGGGTGCTTGGGGAATTTATCTCCCCGTTCTACACTCCCATTCGAACTCGGCGTAGGCCTCGTAGTCCCTGTCAAAAGCCTCGTCGTCGTCAATGTAGTCATAATCGTAGCTGATTCCAACCACCTCCTCGAAGGTTGTGCCGTTTGCCGCGGCATCCTCTCTTGCAAGCTCCTCGGCGTGCTTTTCAATCCAAGCCTCGAAGTCCTCGTCCATGTCCTCGTTCTCGATTTCAAGCTCGTATTCGTACTCGCTGTCTGCCCAGGTGATTGTTGCCTTGGAAGTGTATTCTTCCTCGTCCCAATTGCTCTTTCTTGCCATCGCTCTTGCCTTTGCTACTCCGTAACTTACCATTTTTGTATCCTCCGTAATTTTTGTTTTTCCGTGGGGTTTTCTCCCTTTCGGTGATTACATATTACCGCATAGAGTGACTTATTGCAAGCGGCTAAAACTACAGAATATAGGGCAAAAATACACCTCTGGTATTGTGTATATTATGACAGACATAAGCCCCTTTGTCGGGGCTTGCAGTGGCGGGGGATAAGTTTACGGAGTGCCCCACAGAACGTCGTGTGGGGCAACGTCAAGGCTTACGGAGCGTCACGGAGGATAATCGGCAGCAGACCATTGGGCGTTGGGATAAAAAGCTGAGGCACCTAACCGGTGCCCGTCCCCTCTGTCACTTCGTGACATCTCCCCACACTGTAGGGAGTCACCCAGAAGTACTTTTTATATTTTTCCATGAGGTCATCGGGAAGGTCACAGAAATTTTCGCCCTCAATGCCGCAAAGGAAGAAGGTGCCCTTGATGATATCCCCACCGAGAATTCTGTTCCACTGCGTGTCGGATTCCAATTTTGCCTCCTCATCAGAAATCAGAGCCACCATATCCTCGAAGGGATAAATGGCTTCGATATAGCCACCCACCGTTTTCTGCAGGCTTTCAAGGCTGCTGTCGATTTCGGCTTCGTAGGGATGCTTGCCCGGTTCAACAATCAAAACTTTCATATTCGTTCTCCTCAGTATTTGTGGCAGGCAGCCCCGAAGGGCTGTGCTGCTGTTGCTTAGTTCAGGCTCATTCTGATGGCAGGTACAACCCTCAGCTTTCCGGTGGTGAAGTCGGTGTAGTTGGCATTCACCGTGGTCAAGCCGTTCGTGCAGAATCCGTACTTTTCAAATTCTGCAAGGGTCTGAATCAAACTGCTGAAGGTGCTTGAAATGGTAAATTCTGTGATGCCCTCTGCCTTAAGGAACTCGCTGATTGCTGCAATGTCATCCTCCCAGACTACCTCGGAGAAGTCGATCAGCTCGTTGCCGGTGTGCTTCTGCTGGCGGTAGGCTGTGAAAAGCGTAAGGTTTAGCTTGTGGGTTTTGAAGAACTCGTTATCCTCGTGCATTGCCTGTTCAAAAATTTTGATTTCTTTCATGGTGTTTTCCTCCGTATTTCGTTGTTTTCCGCCTTGCGGTAGTATGTATATTACCGCATTTTAAGGGGTAAGTCAACAATATTCAGCACAATAAATGTGACAAACATAACGGCGAAATCAGCCACGGTTTTGTGTACAATATGCCCTTGCACACGAGCCGTTTGTGGGGCTCGTGTGGGGCTTGTTTTCGATGGGGTTTGTTTTTCGAAGGTGCTTGAAACGCCCTAAGAAAGGCAACGTGGAGCGTTTTTCCGGCTTATTCTTCACCGAAGTGCCTGTGGATTACCTCCAGGATTTCATCCTGTTCAGCCTTGCCGATGCCAATTGAATCCAACGCTTCTCTGGTTCCACAATCCGGGCAGACGAAAGTGTCTGGGGAAAATCGGGAAAGTGCAGGTCTGCCGAAATATTCCTGTCCACACTTAGGGCAAAGAGCAGTTCTCTTTTCATCCGTTTTCATTATCTTGTACCTCCTTCGCTGACCGCAATTGCCTTCATCAGAAGTGCCGGCTTGAAACCGAAGTGACGGTAGCCCACAAGGCAGGTCTGCAAATAGGCTCTGCTGGGAATACCAAGCTTGCGTTCCTCGTGCATGATGTATACAAAAGCTTTCACGGTTTTTGTTTTGCCATTCTTCAGAATTTTCACAGGCAGTTCCATTTCCGTTTTGTAGTAGAAGTTCGGGCAGCCCTCGTAGGCATCAAGGTTTCTTTCATCACACTCCGAAACTTCCCAGACTGCAACCGGAACGGTCGAGCCTTCCTTTTTTTCGATGGTAAGGTACGAGCCTGTCATGCTGCCCTTGAAAAGCAGCTGGTAGTCGGGAATTTCAGCCGTGCCGAAAATCGTGGCATCGGGGCAGCGATAACGCATCTGCTGTACATTGAGGTTTGAGCCGTAGGCAAGGTAATATTTTTTCATGATAATTTCTTCCTTTCCGAAGGAAATACCCTTCTACCACCCAGAGCCGCCCGAAGGCGGCGAGTGGCAGGAGGCTATCTCCTTAGTTGCCAAATCTCCATGCGGCATTGCCGGAAAGGTTTCTTGTGAGGAAATCCCTCGCTGTCGAGAATTCTTCCCCAACCAATCCTAAGCGAATCAGCCATGTTCTCATTGCGAATTTCGGATTCTCCGTCTGCTGTGGCTTGGGGCTTGCCGTTCTGACCTCCTTTGCCATTTCGGAAAGGGCAAGGCATAGCTGAATCCAGCTTTTCAGCTGACCTGCGTGAAGGCCGTTCTTCTTTCCGTTGGCAGGCTTGTCGAAATTGAAAAGCCGAAACTCGATTGTGCCTTTTGTGAATACTGCGTGGTAATTCGTCATATGGTAGCGGCTTTCGTTGTAATGCTGGTTTCTGCCGTAGCTGCTGCCGTTGGATTCGTACCAGATATCCGCAAGCTGTGCCATGGTGGTGGGTTTCTTCTTGTTGAGCTGTTCAATGAACCTTGGGTTGACCGTTCTGCAGTATCTGCTGATTCTGCCTTGGTCGATTTTCAAGGCATCGGCAATTAGCTGCTCGTGGCTTGCCATGATGTTTGCAAGGTTTCTGAGGGTCTGCGGTGTGTGGCCGTTTGCACCGATGTGAATGTGTACTCCAGCCCCAACTCCTGCGTGGCTGATTGCCCCAGCCTTGCGAAGTTTTCTAACAAGCTCCTGCAGGGTTTCGATGTCGCTGTAGTGAAGAATCGGTGTAACCATTTCGCATTTTTCACTGTCGCATCCCGAAATGCTCACATCCTTCTGGAATTTCCATTCTCTCCCTTGTGCATCCCAAGCCGACCAGGTGCTGTAGCCGTTACGACCTGCTGTGTTTTGGTATCTGCCCGTTCCGAAGAACTCTGCTGCAAGCTTTGCGGCTCTGTTACGGGTGATGTTGTTCATTTCTACTTCAACCCCAATCGTCTGGTTTTTGAGGTTTTCAATCTGCTGTGCTGTTCTTGCGTTCATGGTGGTTTTCCTCCGTAAATTCGTTGTTTTCGTAGGGTTTGTTCCCTTTCGTTGTGTACCATATTACCGCATTACGGAGGATATAGCAATACGATTACCACACAATCTTTTCGGCTGTATTTCCGCGAATAATTGTGTAATATACAGTCTTGATTTACTTGCCATTGCATGGTAATATGGGTATCGTGGAGGTGTGACCTCGATTATCCGAGGCCCCAGGGGCTTTTGAAAAATCATCCACACCCTCAATCACAGAAAGGCTACTGCCGTTCTGCCATTTCACATGAATATTTCCGGCATCATCCACACACTGTACCGTTCCAATCGTACCCTCCGGCACGGGATAGGGGTCTTTCATATGGTGCAGGATAATTTTTGTGCCGGCAGGATATTTTTCTCGCAGAGCCGCAAGTACCTGTTTATTCGGAAACTGCATCATTTGCACCTCCATTCCTGAATGCCGAACTGCCCGACAGCTTTCTCAGAAGTACCTTTCTCACTGTCTTGAACTCCGTCCCGATAAATCCCAATCGGAGCAGAAAGCAGCGGAAGGTGTATTTTTCGTTGTCGCTGGTATCCGGCTTGTTGTTGATATGCTTCTGATTCTTCGCCATATCGCAGAGTGCCGAAATGAACTGGCTGTAGGCTTCAGCATCATGCTCCGTCTCCACCGTGAACCAAGGGAACTCCACCGTTTCCTTTTCAATGTTGTAGGCAAGGGAATCCGTACCGAGGGCGTGTTTAATAAGCGTACCCTTATTCTCCAGAATCCTGTCGAGGTTGGAAAAGACCGTTTCATCGAAGAAATCCAGCGGCATGGTGATGGTCAGCTCGTTTCGTTCTTCACCGATGGATTCCACTTCAAAGCCCTGTGCCTCCAGTTCCTTCAGAAGCTCCATTGCCTCATCACTGTAGCAGAGGGTCTCGACAAAATGCAGCGTACCGTCCTTGTCAAGCGTGTGCTGTCCGATTTTGTAAGCACAGGTCGGCATGAACTGATATTCGGGTGACTCCCCACAGTGTGGGGAGATGTCACGAAGTGACAGAGGGGACGGGCTCCCGTTGGGAGTTGCCCCCACAATCATGCCGATTGCCTGTGCCAGTCGCTTACGCTCTGTGCAGTTGAATTTGATTTCCATTGTATGACCTCCTTGTTTTTCGGTAGTCACATCTTACCGCATTCCGCACAGAAATTCAAGCCATTTCGGCGTAGAATAGATGTAGAATTATTCTCCGCTGTTTTGTGCATAATACGCTACTCCCGCAAGCACAAACCACCCGACAGGGAGCGAGATAGAATTGCCCCACAGCTTGTATGCCGCTGAATCAGAGTAGGGATTTTTAATCCATTTCAGTATCTGCTTATCCGTTTTTGGCTTTTTATCGGGAGAAAAAGCAAGGCGGTGGGTTTCAAACACATCACGCCAGAAAGCAATATCTTCATCGGTGGGATTCTCAATTCCCAGTCCATCACACCACCATGTCGGCATACCTTGGAGCAATGCACACTCCTGCGGAGTCAGACGACGAACAATATATTCCACACCATCAGCCATATCATTCACAACAGGCGGATCTTTGTAGTCGGTTGCAACAAGTGTGTTTGCAAGTTCCTTTTCAGCAATCGTGTGATAGGAATTTTTACTGGTTGAGTAGGTCGGATGTGCCACACCGCCTGCACCCGAGGCAACAAGGGTCGGTGAGGTTTCCTCCTCAATCTGAAAGCTGAACCGTGCGTTGTAACCCTGATTCATGGCAGGTCTGCCGATGCCGTAGGAAACGGCATGATTTTCGGTACAATTCAGCGTGTACATGGTTTCGCTTTCCTTGTACCCATCACCATGATGTGACGGTCTGCTGCCGTTGCCTTCAATTACAACCATACCGCCCTGATTCTTGCAGGGTGACTGATTGCTGGTGTCAATGGTTCTGGAGGTATCCGCTTCATAAAATCCGCTGTTGGGATTGTCCGACAGCATGGAATTGCTGTGCTTGGAGCAGATGCCGTAGGCTTTCGGAACGAAAAGTGTCTGGTCGTTATTGCAAGACAGCGTTGCTGATTTATTTTCTTGAATCAACGCTCCACGTCCGCCGTTCCCATGACCACACCTTATCTTCAGCGTTGCTGGGACTACACCTGCACGAAGCGTTGGCGACTTTTCTTCCTCATAGCCGATGCCGTGAGCTTTTGCCGAATGCTCGGTACAAAATCCAGCTGATTCAACCACAAACGGCTGATTGTTTCCGCCTGTTCCGTAGGTTGCGGAAACTGTCTGGGAAACTTCAAGAGGACCTCTGTATCTGGTATCTTGAGAGTGATTTTCAAACATCAGGCTTTTGCCTGCTGCTCCAACGCAATTCTCAACACCTCCGGCAGAGCCTTGCCACGCTCGGAAGCCCTCCGCAGAATACCCAGACACGCCTTCGGACTCAAATAATATTTTTTCGGCACATTGACCTGCAAAATCTGCGACAAGGTAGATACGCATTCTTCTCTGGGGAATGGACCAATGCTGACTGTCGAATGTTCGCCAGGCGACAGAATAATCATCTCCCATGATGCTTCCTGCTTTTTCCCACTTTTTCGGTTTAGGAACAGATACACCTGCGTCTTTGATCTTGCAGAATTCTTCGAGGACGCAGCGGAAGTCCTCGCCGTTGTTGCTGCTGTAGGCGCCAGCAACGTTTTCCCACACAGCGAATCTTGGATATTTGCCATCGGTTGCACACCTCATTTCTTTTATGATTCTGATTGCTTGAAAAAACAGCCCTGAACGTTCCGCATGAATACCAGCTCGTTTCCCGGCAACCGAGAGATCGGTACACGGTGAGCCAAAGGTGATAATGTCCACAGGCTCGATTTCAGCACCGTTGATTTTATTAACATCACCGTAATGCTTGACAAACGGCAGTCGTGTTCTGGTAACGGCTATCGGGAAAGGTTCCACTTCCGAAAGCCACACTGGTTTGATGCCGGAGAGCAGTCCTGCCATCTCGAATGTTCCCGAACCGGAGAAGAGACTGCCGAGGGTAAGGGTTTTATTCATTTGCGTTCACCAGCCTTTCTTTCAGGGCAGTAAAAAACGCCTTGTTTCTGATGGGGAGTCCTTGGGCAAGGCACTCCTTCTCAAAAGCAAAGCGTATTTCAAGTTCATCTACGGAATAGTCGGAGCGGTATTTTCTCCACGTCATCGACTCATATTTTTTCAGCTTTTCCCACAATTCCGGGAAATGTTCCCACAAGGCACGAAGCTCATCCAACGGCTGCAGAGGACACAGCCAACAGGATACACGCCTGAAATGCTGATACAGCCCATTCCAATCAAAGCCACGGTCACGGCAGTACTGCAGGCAGTCGGATTCGGTCATGCCCCATTCTGACAACGGATGCACACATTCCGTGCGTTGATTGTTTTTCCGTTCCAGTCGGTACCCCTCATCGGCAGCAAGCCCGACATACTGGTGCAGCGTGTATTTCTTTCTCAGTTCTCTCAGATATTTCTCTCGAGGAGCGTCTTTCAGGCGATTGGTACACCACCGCATTTTCGGACCCATCCAGCCGAAGCCGTTATAGTCACCGCCGAACTGCTTTCGGAATTTTTCAGGATCACCACGCTTGATTGGTGCGTGGCAGAAGTAATACTCGAAGTCATGTTCCGCCTTGATTCGGGTAATCGGTCTGCCGATGTACTGCTCCACCTTGTCGATGTGGTCGTACATCGCAGGAAATTCCAGTCCCGTGTCCACAAAAAGAATCATATCCACAGGCCACTTTTCCTCAAGCAGCCGAAGGAGCATGGCTGTGGAGTCCTTGCCGCCGGAGAAACTGACTATCCAGAAGTCAGGTTTCATCATTCAGCAGTTCAACCTCCTTCACCAGTTCCGCATAAGAATATCTCTTGCCATCACGCTCTACAAATACACCCTCCGCATCACCTGTGTCCTCCACATAGCGACGGAGGATAACGGAAGCATACTTTTCGTCAAGCTCCATCATGTAGCAGATTCGGTTCATCTGCTCACACGCCATAAGCGTCGAGCCACTACCGCCGAAGGTGTCGATGACCACACCGTTCTCCTGTGTGGAGTTGCCGATGGGATAACCAAGCAGGTCGAGCGGCTTACTCGTCGGATGATTTGCGTTTCGTTTCGGCTTATCGAAGTTCCAGATGGTGGTCTGCTTACGGTCGGAATACCACTTGTGCTTGCCGTTCTGCATGAAGCCGTACAGCACAGGTTCATGCTGCCACTGATAATCGGAGCGACCAAGGACAAGACTGTCCTTCACCCAGATACAGCAGCCGGCAAGGTGAAAGCCTGCATCCACAAAAGCTCTGCGGAAGTTCAGTCCCTCCGTATCAGCATGGAACACATACGCCGCACCGCCTTTTTCAAGGTGTGCCGCCATGCACTGAAATGCAGAAAGCAGGAAGTTGTAGAAATCATCATTCTTCATGCTGTCGTTCTGAATGGTGAGTCCGCTGCCGGACTTGAAAGCCACATTATACGGCGGGTCTGTCAGAATAAGATTTGCCTTCACATTTCCCATCAGCGTGTTCACATCATCGGAGGAGGTAGCATCACCGCACATGAGCCTGTGCCTGCCGACCGTCCACACATCTCCACGCTGTACAAATGCCGCCTTTTCGAGTGCGGTAGTCAGGTCAAAGTCATCATCCTTCGCATCGCTGTCCGTTCCGTCGCTGAACAGGTCGGCGATTTCCTTTTCATCGAAGCCGGTAAGCTCTGTATCAAAACCGAGGTTCTTCAGTTCTTCGATTTCAACGGCGAGCAAGGACTCGTCCCATCCTGCGTCCAATGCCATGCGATTGTCCGCTAAAATATAGGCCTTCTTCTGTGCCTCCGTGAGGTAGTCCACAAATACACACGGCACTTCGTCAATGCCTTCTTCCTTTGCCGCCATCAGACGTCCGTGACCTGCAATGACATTGAAGTCCTTGTCAATGATGATGGGATTGATAAACCCGAACTCACGGAGAGAGGAACGCAGCTTTGTAATCTGCTCCTTACTGTGGGTTCGGGCGTTATTCACATATGGGATAAGCTTGCTGACATTCACAAGCTGAAAATCCGTTGTTGTTTTCATCGATGCTGCCTCCTTTGAATTCGCTGCAGACCACGGCGGGCTTCATGTACATTTCCCTTGACCGCCTGTCCCTTGATTGTTCTGTACTGCTGTTTGGTAAGCATAGGTCTGCTTGACTTCAATTCTTTCCAGAAAGATACATCTGCTGCTGATTTCATATTGCTTTCTCCTTGTTTTGGACATAAAAAATACCACACGGTTGTATGGCTATCATTGCTTCTATTTTGTATGGTTCACATTTTCTTTCAACCTGCCGTTTTATCCATTCGGGTGGTTCAGGAACATCATTCAGCTCTCCGGCAAACTCGCCGAAAATAATCGGTGCAGCCCAATTGTACATCTGGGCACATTCGATAGGGTCTTTAGAACTGCCTAACATGATGCGTCTGTCGTTGAGTCCAATACGTGCCTTATATCGACCACTTGATTTATCAAAGGTAATCCCACGCAGCTTAGTAGCAGAACTCCGTATTATGCTTGAATTCATAGAATTTTGCTGTGCAGTTACAAGACGAAGATTACATTTGCGGCAGTCACTTCTGTTACGGTTGATGTGGTCTATATGGAATTTTTTATTCGGTGTAACATTCATGATGAAATTATGGAGTCGGATTGTGTCCATTCCTGGCTTTGTATAGATTATATAACCGTCTTTTCCCATATGCCAGAATATTTCTGATACACGCTGTATGTCGTCGGTGTCAATGATGAATTGTTCTCCATTTGGAAGAGTGCCATAGGCACAGTTATCTTTGATCCGAAAGTGGTAATCGGGCTTGCATTTCCGGCAACGACCGCCTTTTCTCAATTTTATTTCAGAAGAATTTTTTTCTGTGAGATTATCGCAAAGTAAGCATCTGCAATTATATACATTTTGCTTTTTTACATTGTCGAAGCGTATTGAAACAACTTCCCAATTGTTTACAATCTCGCCAACAGCAATTTTGGGAGAACGATGCGGTCTGTTTTTCTTGTAGCAATCAGGGCAGCAAGGCATTGTTTTTAGAAGCGAAGCACGGCTGCTGATGTATTTTTTGCCACAGTCACATCTGACAAGATACTGAAGATGTCCGAATTTGCCCCTACCATACTCGCCGAGTATAAGAAGGCTTCCAAGTTTATCACCATTGCTGATTTTAATCTTTTGAGGTTTTGCCATATACTCTCACTTTCTGCTGCGGAGCAACTGCTCCATCATATCCATTTCGCCTGTGAGATTTACCTCTTCCGAACAGTTCTCACGGACAATCTGGTAAATCTGTGACCATATCTGCTGTGCCTGCTTCATAAAGCTCTGACTCATTGCAACAAACGGACTTTGAATTGCCGAGCTTGTGACCGTTGGGTGTTTACCCAGTAAACCGTAAAGACTGAGTGCCTCCTCGCATTGCATCCATCGTGCTACGCTCATGGCATATTGCTCAATCATTGCGGGAGATACAAGGCGTTCACATTTGAAGCCTTTCAGCCATAGCCATGTGTCCTTGTAAATTTTATCCGCGCCCAGAGGCTTGCCGTTCTTCTGCTTTGCAGAAAGGATTTCATTCGGTGGCGGCATATCTTCACCGAGCAAGTCGGGCAGGTCGTCTGGAACCTTGATTTGTGTCAAAGCTCTGCCGCCGGGATTGCCTTCCGCAATCTTATCTGCCAGTGCTTTTCTCGGACGTCCTGCACCCGGTCTTGCACCGCCTCTGTTTGTTCCGTCTCGCGCCATGTTTTCCCTCCTAAAAAATTCAAATAAAATCAAAAAAGGCATAAAAAAATCCCGACTTGTGAAAGTCAGGAAAGCCCCAAAAGTACGATATTCTTTGATTTTGTCCATATACCGCCTTAGAATATGCTGAAAATCTGCGTGGCGCTGCCCACCGGTATTCTCCTGATTCCCCTGTAGGGATAAATTGCCCCCCGGTGGCTATTTATAGCCATAAATCGGATTCTTATCCTCAGTCCATGTCTTTTTATCGTGACATTTTTTGCATAGAGCCTGATAATTATTCTCATCCCACATCAGCTGCCGGTTTCCTCGATGGGGCTGAATGTGATCGACCACCGTTGCCTTCACATACCGTCCGTCAGCCATACACCGTACACACAACGGATGCTTACGGAGATATGCAGCTCGCACCTTACGCCAACGATTATTGTAACCTCTGCTTTCTGCCGAAGGTCTGTCGGGGTGAAGAGATTTATGTTTCTCGCAATACTTACCCTCAGTCAGATTGGGACAGCCGGGGTGACTGCATGGTTTCTTACTCTTCCTCGGCATAGCCGTCATACTCCTCACAGCATTCGGTCATTTCAACATGAATCTTTTTCAGTGCCTTGCGATGCTGCTCTTTAACCCACTGGGTCGTATCATGTAGCTCATCGGCAATTGCAGCCCACGTTGCTGCATAGAAATAACGCAGTCGGAGAATTTCACGCTGGTCGGCATTGTTGTTCTCCATAATGATTTCTTCAAGATTACGTTTCATTCGGATAGATTCCAAAAGGTCTGCACGAGCATCTGTGAGAATTCCTTGTACTTCCTCATCATTGAATTCGGCGGACAGTTCTTTCCAGTCACGATAAATAACAATCTGCTCTTTAATACGACTGTTCAGACTGATACCGTTTCTCAATACTTTCTTTGCAAGCATAATAATTCTCCTTTGGCTATAAAAATAGCCTCCGCAGGATTTCTCCCACAAAGGCTGATTCACTTTATCTTACTTTCCTACTTTACAGTATATCACATATTGGAACTCTCATCAAGTCCCACATAGTCCCACGAAGTCCCAAATTTTATAATCGACAGTGCCTCTTGATGAAGCCGATAGGCACTTGATTTGCTATATCCCATTTCACTGAAAATAACTTTCCAAGCCTTAAATTCCACATATCGTTTTGTAAGTAAATCACGCATATCTGAATTATCAAGTTTGCTGATATTGTTATTGACTTCTGCAATCATCGAATCCAATTTTGTACGGAAAACGAATATCTCTTCCTCCAAAGATATGATTTTAGCAACACCGGTTTCAATTTCATTTGGTGTTGGAGATACGGCTTTAGGCATATCTGAAAAATCAGGCGATTGTGGAACAGATAACTTCTGCCTAAGAGCATCGGCTTCTTTTTGTTTTCTATCGATTCTTCTCAGAAGAATTTTGGCTTGTTTCATGTATTCTTTCGCCGTCATACCACCATCTCCTTCAGTGCTGCTTTCACATTCTCCACAGACCGAACCACCGCAGCTTTTCCACCACATTTCTGTATTTTGTTGATAACCGATTCCTGCAAAGCCGTAGTTTTGCCTGTTTCTGTCTTGACCTCAAAAGCCACGAATTTTCCACGGTAGCAGCAGATAATATCGGGAATCCCTGCCGTTCCGTACATACCGCCATGCTCTTTCCAGCAGAAGCACTCCGGCACAGTTTTCAGATATTTCAAAATCGCCCTTACAATATCTGATTCTTTCAATTTTTTCACCTCTTACTTCTTTACTAATTTTACAAGTAAATTACTATTATAATCATAAAAAACAAGAAAATAGCTATATGTATATAATAGTAAATATAAAAAGGATTACAGAAATCTCACGTAAAGCCTGTAAATGCTGTCAGAAAACAGCGCAGACTATCCCGTGGCTTGATTTTTGTCATTTTAAAATCTCCGCAAAATGGATTCCTCTCCACGTACGTCGTTTTCCGAGTTTGTCAGCAGCCCTTACAACAGTTGGATAATTGGCTTCAAGTTCGTTGTTGAAGTTCTGTTGGCTGAACGGCGTCAGACCACAGCTGTCACAGTATGACTTGTATCGCTCAAAGAATTCGACCCTGCCGATCTCTGCATCCATTTTCAATTCGCAGCAATCCCTGACAAAAGCAAGCACACTGTTGCTGTCCTCACGATATTTCTGCAATTCTTCACGATTGGCTTTTGTTTCGGAGAATTGAAAATGATTGTTCATCAGACGATGCAAACCTTCCAGTGCAAACAAGAATATGCCGTCCGCTTCGCATCGAAACTTTTCTAAAAGTTCGGGATCACGCTTATCCTCCGGCACTGAATGATTGAACCGCACAATAATGAGCCTTCGGTAAAATCCCTCCGATTTATCACCATAGTTTTTCGGGATACTGTTGCAAGAAAACAGCAGTCTCGCATAAGGCTGAAAGGAAAACGGATTCTTGTTTTTCTTCTCTACCGTCAGATAATCTTCACCGACCAAAGCCTTGAAAATACCGTTGTCCTCGATGCCTTTGGTCGGCAGTTCCGCACAGATATTTGCCCATTTTCCAAAAAGCTCCGCTGTCTTGAAACGGTCACTGAGTGCCTGCCATGCCACATTGGACACGTTTTCTTTTCCAAGCAGCAGTTCATTCAGAACACGCAGAAGCACGGATTTTCCTGCACCGCCTTTTCCGACTATGATAAAACATTTCTGTGCATGATTTACGGGAATCAGAAAATACCCCAACATTTCCTGAATCAGTGCTATCTGGTCATCTTCCAGCGATTCATGCAGAAATTTCATAAATCTCGGACACTTTGAACCGGGCGTATATCTAACGTTCAGCTGCACCGTTGACAGATATTTTGACGTATGCTCGGTGCGTACATTGTCAAGCACATTGTAAAGCCCGTTCTGCACATTGATGATGTACGGATTCGGATTAAGCTCTCGGATATCCTTCTGCACCTGCATTTTCCATTGACCTTCAGTATCATTTATCTGAGAGAGCTTGGTGTATCTTGTCATCATTTTCTCACGAACCATATTTCTTGCGGTCAACTCCGTAATACCACGAAACACGCCGTTTTCATAGCAGTAATACTGTTCCGCCGCATAAAATACAGGCGTATTCTGCGTCATATATTCCGCAAGAACGCCGGGCAGGAATTTCGCCCCACGTTCCGTCATTTCATACCAGTCGGGAATATCCATACCCGACTGATGCTTTTTCGTTTCCGATTTGCTCAGAAACGTCTTGTAAAGTTCCTTTTGCAGCGATATGAGAGGCTTGATATCCGCATTCTTAAATCCGAAATATTGCTTCAAATCATAATTGATGATAGATTCTGCAGTCACGCTGTCCACATTGTAAAGATAATCGGATACAAAGTTTCTTGCGGTTTGCAGATCCTCTACGACCGCATTCTGAATCTGCTGCTGACGCAGAATAACACGGATTCCGTTTATTGTGAGGGGCTGAAAACACAGTGCCGCAGGGGATTTGCATTTACATTTTCCATCTTTTAATTTCGGACACTGAAAGCCTTTTTCAACAATTGTACGACAGGTCATAGGCTTCGTTCCGCTGCTGAGAAAATGTTGTATTTTCTTCTGCGTTTCTTCAAAGGAATAGTTCGGATACGGTTTGGAATATTGATGTATGACTTCTGCACCGCCGTCAAATACGCTTAAATTTGAGATCATTGCATACCAGTCATGCTCCGGCAGTGATGCTGCGTTATCACGGCAATATTTGATAAAATCACACTCCGCCTCTACAATGTGAATACCTTTTTGTTCACCGTGCAGTTCTTCTTTCGGTGTTTCCGATTTCACATTGGGCAGAACCTCTGCAAGCTGCTCTTGTGTATACCTTCGCTCTGGATGAAACGAAATACACTCCACAAGAACAGGTTCTTTCTTGCAGTGATAAAATCCCGGCAGACGCATGACTCGGCTCTCGTTGACGCAGGCAAGATCACCGCCGAAATGATGTACAAGAGCTTTCTGAATCGGGCGGAATTTCGCTACTTTTGCATCCTTGACAAACCAGTAAGTATGCAGAGATTTTCTCGTTCTGATAATCATAGACGGCGGCAGAGGAAATGCATCTATCAAAGATTGCTGTTCCTCGAAAGTCTTATCGTCCATTTCCACAAACTGTGCATTGATGCGGGTAATGCTGTCATCGGTCTGACCGCCGGAGTTCACCACGAAAAAGATACCGTGATTCTTTTTGTTATGTTCCCTTAAAGTTGATTCCACAGCAAAGAACTTTCCTGCTTCCACGGACAGCTTTGCACCTGTAAATATACCCTCTTTTCTGTCGTCAAAAACACGCAGATTCACCGTATCATCGGGATTAAACATAACGTTTATGACATCCTGTGCCGATATATTCATAAGACTTCCTCCATTTTTTCCGTGAAATAACGAATCGGCATATGCCTGCGTTTCGCCCAC